AGGAAGAAGCCCGAGTGTGTTCCGACTCCTTCACAATGGATGACGCTGGAGACTTCGTGTTCCGTGAAGCGTTGATCTCTACGGCCCGTCAGCAAGGCAAGTCCATACTCATGAAGGCGATAGCGGGCTGGTGGGCGACAGAGTTTGCCGCCATCCGCAAGGAGCCCCAGTCGGTCGTCATTGTCGCCAACCAAAAGAAGCGAAGCATGGCTCTCTTCCGTGATCTTGCTCGAGAGATGGAGGGCCGCATTGAGATGAAGGTGCGATGGCAGAACGGTGATGAGCGTATGGACTTCCCAGACGGATCATCTATCTCAGTGATCGCCGCATCCGAACACGCCCACGGTGGCTCCTACGATTGTATTTTGATTGACGAACTCTGGGACATCAAGGCAGAGGTGATCTTCACTGCGCTCCGACCCTCCCAGATCGCCAAGACCAATCCGCTGATGATCATGTTCTCAACCGCTGGTGACTTGTCCTCCACTGCCATGATCCAATTACGATCGCAGGGCATCGCCGCTATTGACTCAGGGAAAGAAACTGCGTTTTACCTTGCCGAGTGGTCACCGCCACCCGGTGTCAGTCTGGAAGATCGGCAGTGGTGGCCGTGGGCTAATCCAGCACTTGGCACCACGATCACAATGAAGGCTCTTGAGTTAGCGTTTGACTCACCAAACCGACAGGCATGGATTCGCGGCCATCTTAATTTATGGCTGGCATCTGCCGAGGCATGGCTTCCCTTGACAGTTTGGGAGCGTCAGCGCACCACCGAACTTATGCCCACAGGAGGTCACCTCGTCATAGACAGTTCGTTGTGTGGATCGCGCTATGTCGGGATAAGGGCCGCCATGTCGGAAGGTCATGTCATCTTGGAGACTGCGTTTAGCGTGGACTCCGAGGCGCAGATGTGGGGCGAAGTTGTGCGCATCATGGCCGACCCGAAGATCCAACTCGGTGTTACTCCATCGCTAGAGATCCACACACCTCCTGATCTTCGCCGACGGATGACGATTGTGGGCTATGCCGAACTGATTAAGTGGACTGCCATGGCGCGCTCAATGATCGTGGAGGATCGCGTGAGACACACTGGCGACATCGGTCTAGCGGAACAGATGGGATCAGCAGTAGCAGTCAAAACGAACCAAGCGATTGTCCTCAGTTCGCAGAAGTCACCCGGGCCCATAGAACTAGCGCGGTGCGCAGTGTTTGCCATTGCGCTCGAGTCAAGACCAGCCACAAAAAACAAGCCACAAATAATGTTCTATTGACTAGAACCGTGTTAAACAAAATGAAAGACTCCGAGCGTGGCACTATTCGGCAACAAGAAACAAACTCCTAGTTTCACCAGTCCGCCGCTACAGGCGGCCGCGGGATCGTCAGCGATGGTCGGACAATTTTACTCGTACTCTGTCGGGGCGAGCACAGAATTGGCACTCTCCAACGCGACGGTCGCGCGCGCCACACAGATGATCTTGTCCATGGTTGGTTGTCTCCCCTTGCGTCATTACACGAAGCAATGGACAGGCGAACGCTACGAGAAAATATTTTTAGAAAACGAACAGTGGATGGATGCGCCAGATCCTAAGTCCACAATGAACTTCATCATGAGCAATACCGCCATGGATATTCTCATGCGCGGTCGGGCCTTCTGGTTCGTGACAAGTCGGTCATCGGCAACAGGTCGTCCGCTCTCCTTCCAATGGTTGCCAGCATCAATGGTGACCACCAATGATCAATCAGGGCCGCAGTTCTTCGGCCAGTCCGACCAAGTAATGTTTAACGGCGTTAAGTTGCCGACAGATGATGTCATCCAATTCATTAGTGGTGTTCAGGGATTTTTGTTCACTGGTGCGCGCACAATTCAAACCGCATTGAAACTTGATCAAGCCGCCGAGCGATTCGCAGTAAACGAAATCGCCGCCGGCTGGTTACAAGTTGGCGACAACGCTGAACAGATGTCCGCTGAAGATCTTGGTGAACTTGCGGCCGCATGGCGACAAGCTCGTCAGCAGGGTGCTATTGGGGCCCTATCCGGATCTGTCACTTTCCACGAATTCAAGTCCGACCCAAACAAACTCCAGTTACTTGAGTCGCGCCAATACTCTTCGCTCGAAGTGTCACGCCAAGTTGGTGTCCCTCCTTACTTGCTCGGAATCGGGATAAGCGGGTCGTTCACATATCAGAATGCGCAACAGGCGCGTCAGGATCTCTATCTCTTCGGAGCGAAGCAAGTTCTTGATGTCATTCAGTCCACATTGAGCATGACCAATGTTCTTCCAAGAAATAGATTTGTTGAGTTTGATACCGAGTCATACCTATACGAGAACCATCTGGCCGATGTTCAAGTTGAGGAAGCACGCGACAATGACAGAGAAGAGATGTATTCATGATCAAGTTCAACGCGCAACTCGTCACGCTAGATGCGGCCGCAGACGATGGCACACCGACACGCACCATCACAGGTCTCGCAGTCCCATGGAATGTGGTCGCGAATCTGTCCAACGATGTCGGCCCAGTAAAGTTCTTAGAAGGCTCCATCTCAGTTGATGGCCCAATGCCCAAACTTCTGGAATATCACGACAACACACGCGTGATCGGCAAAGTGACCGAGAGATTGTCTACTGACGATGGTTTAATGTTCGTCGCGACGCTAAGTAAGACAAGAGCGGCAGATGACGCGCTCGCACTTCTCGCAGACGGCTCAATCTCGGCAGTTTCAATCGGAGCCATACCATTAAAGTTCAAGCGCGTTGATGGCGTAATGGAAGTAAGCGAAGCGCGCATGATTGAACTATCGCTCGTCAGTTTTGGAGCATTCCAAGAAGCCGAAATAGAATCTGTCTATGCCTCAGCAGAGGAACCAGAAGAAATACCAGAAGAACCAACCCCACCACAACCACCATCCGAGGAGGATGAAACCATGTCAGAACCAACCACAGTTGAGGCCGCAGTTGCGACCCAACCTATTTACGCAACCGCCAAACAAGAGTTCAAGATGCCATCCGCAGGCGAATGGATGGCCGCACAGTTCGCAGGTGGCTCAATCGCCGCAGAGTTTAACGCTCGCCTACGCGCCGCCGCTCCCTCAGTGACCACTGCTGATTTGGATGGCATCATGCCGACGCCAATCGTGGCCCCGATCTATAGCGGAATTCAGGGCTTGCGCCCAGTCGTTGATGCCATTGGTGCTCGTGCCATGCCAGCAGGAGGCAAGGTGTTCATCATTCCAAAAATTACGACCCATACCTCAATTGGTGGGCCTCAGACACAAAACACCACAATCACTGCTGGACAGTTCATTGTTGATGATGTTCAGGTCACTAAGGGAATCTACGGTGGCTATGTCCAACTGTCGGAAGCCTCAATCGACTGGTCAGACCCAGAAGTTCTCGGGGCATTGTTAGAAGACCTCGGAAAAAAATACGCGCTTTTCACCGACGATGTCGCGGCCGATGCGTTACTGACTGGCACAACTCAGGCCACAGGCAATGTGGCTCCAACAGATCCAGCCGACTGGGTTGCCAAGATCTACGCTTGCGCCAACACAATTCTCAGCAGCGGCAACTACTTGCCAGATCATCTCTTCGTGTCCGGCGATGTATTTGCGCAATTGGGAACGCTCTCGGATACGTCGGACAGACCGTTATTCCCACAGGTCGGCCCAATGAATGCGTTCGGCACAATGAACGCCGCTTCACGCGAATCCATCGTCTTCGGGCTTCGCCTCGTGGTGGACACCAACTTCGCGGCAAAGACCACGATTGTGGGAGCGGCCGCCACTGGAGCGTTCCGTTGCTACGAGCAACAGAAGGGCGCAATTGTTGCCGACATTGGTTCAGGAGCATCAACGCTCTCACGCGATGTGGCTTTCCGTGGCTACTTCGCACCAATCATGATTGACGCAAACCAGTTTATGAAGATCCCACAAGCCTGATTCCGAACGCAGTCTGAACCATGCCCTCATACACAATCACGCACCAACAAGTGCTTGACAATGTTGGCT